CTTTATGTAGGACTCGAGAGCAGTTAGAACATACTGTTTTTAAGTTAGCAGGACGGCAATTGTTAAGATCGCCGTCTACGTGAAACACACCAAACACCTCCTTGTGTAGACTTTTAAATCCGCACTTGTCGCAGGTGTTTTTCATTTTATATCCTGAGCGAAACCATCTAGGGGATCCTGCATTGCTACCACCGTGCAAACATGCCTCGCATAGTTTTCTATAGTAGGTTTTCTTACCTTTATGGTAGTTTATAGCACAAGGCCGTAGGCCGCATGAACAAAGTGGTCTCATACTAATATTTACCCTTTTTACCCCCTTTTTCAAACGGTATAAGTCGCACAAAAATCCAGATCTCCATAAATACATATAGAACATGTTCACATGGAGATTATAAAATGGCTCAACTAAGTTCACCAGGCGTAAGCGTATCGGTTATTGATGAAAGTTTTTACACACCCGCTGCCGCCGGAACAACACCTTTAATTATCGTTGCTTCAGAAGAAAATAAACTGAACGGCGCAGGAACTGGCACAGCGCCAGGAACCCTAAAAGCTAACGCAGGTCAAGTTTACTTGTTGACCAGTCAGAAAGATTTAGCCGATACATTCGGAACACCGATCTTCAAGACTGATGCTAACAATAATCCAATCCATGCCGGCGAACAAAACGAATACGGTTTACAAGCTGCATATTCATTCCTAGGCGTAAGCAACAGAGCATTTGTTGTTCGTGCTGACCTAGATACAAAACAACTTGATGCGTCAGCTGATGCTCCTGCAGGAGAAGCAGAAAACGGAACATACTGGTTTGATACAGCTAGCACATCGTTTGGCATATTTGAATGGAATTCAGCAGATGCCAGCGTAACAAACGGTCAAACATTTGTAAACAAAACTCCTTTAGTAGTAACATCTGTGTCAAAGATTGATGCAGGAACAGGTGCTCCTAAAGGATCAGTTGGTGCCATCGGTGATTATGCATTTGTAATTACAAACGCTGCATCAATTGCAGACTCAGATTTGACAAAATCACTTCCAACTATGATTTATTCTATAAGAATAGAACAGGCGCATGGGTAGGAGTAGGAACGGCTGCATGGTCTAAATCATGGGCTGTTGTAACTGGAACTAAAACTCCAGCTGATACATTTGCAAGCGGAACTTTAATTTTTAAAGATTCAACAGATGCTACATTGTATACTGTAACAGCAACAACATTAGGCGGCCCACTATCAGGTTTAGTTAAATTAATTAACGATAACCTAAATGATAACGGTGTTTATGCTGCTAATGTTAATGGTCGTCTAGCAATTTACTTAGATGCAACTGTGATCAATGAAGTTCGATTAAGCGGAACATTGATTGACACTGATGTATTAGGTATTGTTGCTACGCGATATTTTGCAACAAAATTACAAATTTCTGCACACACTAGTGTTCCTTTATACAAGACTAACAGCACAACACCACGCCCAACAGGAAGTCTTTGGTTTAAGACAACTGAACCTAACTTAGGTGCAAGCATCCGTGTTAAGCGTTACAATACAGCAACAGCAGCATGGGAAGAAGTTGTATCTCCTTTATATGCAACTGGTGCAGAAGCATTGTCTAAACTAGATGCAACAGGTGGTGGTTTTAATTTGCCAGCTGGCACATTGTATGCAAAATATAACGTAGAAGAATATACCGGTGCAGAAGTTGAAGCAAACTTTAAAGTATTCCGAAGAGTTGCAGCAGGCGGCGCATTAATTACTTCAACTCCAATTCTTACAGCTACTTTTGCTTCTGCTACTGCATACACTTTTACTATCAGCGAAAGTTTAGCAGGTTCTGCAACAGCAAGCACTCCAGTTACAATTTCATTTACAGGAACAGTTAGTGCTAGTGAAGCTGAACTAATAGCAACCGCAATTAACGCAGCAGGTTTAGTAAACGTTGTTGCTGAAATTGATTCACAAAATCGATTAATAATTACACATAACGCCGGTGGCGAAATTTATCTAACAAATGGAACTGCTAATCCATTAAGTTTAATCTTTTCAACCTCTGGTGCTAACGCAACTGCTAACTTATATACTAAGCCAGCAGGCACAGCATACACATTTGTTGCTACGTTGTGGCAAGCATTATATCACAAAACAGGCACTGATGCTCCTAAGAGTCTAACAGCAGACGGTCAACTATGGTATAACAGCCTAATTGACGAAGTTGATATGATGGTGCATGACGGTTCTAAGTGGGTTGGTTATCGAAACTATAGTCAGTTATCCGGTGCGAATGGCGACGGTGTAACAGACCCAGCTGGCCCAATTGTGTCTGCAACTGCTCCTATTACACAAGCAGACGGCACTACTGCTCTAAAGAACGGCGATCTATGGATTGATACTAGCGACTTAGAGAACTTTCCAATGATTTACAAGTTTAACTTTGTAACTAAGAAGTGGGCATTAGTTGACAGTAGTGACCAGTCAACAGAAGACGGTGTATTGTTCCGTGATGCACGTTGGAATACAGATGGTAAAACTGCGGCCGCAGCTTCAATTGTTGACTTATTAACTAGCAACTTTGTTGATTTTGACGGACCTGATCCTGCACTGTATCCAAAAGGTATGTTGCTATGGAACTTACGTAGAAGTGGATTTAACGTTAAACGTTTTGTTCGTGACTATGTTGACACAACAGAACGTAATTTTAGAACTGCAAACGACGAATTAATGACACAATACTATCCACATCGTTGGTTATCAGAAGCTGGTAATCAAGAAAACGGTGCAGGAACATTTGGTCGTAAAGCACAACGTAAGGTTGTTATCCAGAAGCTCCAAGCACTGGTTAATAGTAACCAACAAATCCGTGACGAAGAAGCACGTATTTTCAACTTAATTGCTTCACCGGGATATCCAGAACTAATTGGCGAAATGATCAGCTTAAATTACGATCGCGGATTAACAGCGTTTGTAGTTGGAGATACTCCAGCACGTTTAACACCAGATGCAACTTCATTGTTAAACTGGGGGACAAACCAAGCCGGCGCATTAGAAGACAACGACTACGGTTTAGTATCGAGTGACGAATATATGGCGGTGTTTTATCCATGGGGCTACACAAGTGACAACATTGGTAACAACGTTGTTGTTCCCCCGAGCCACATGATGCTACGCACTATTGCATTAAATGACCAAGTAGCTTATCCGTGGTTTGCACCAGCAGGCACACGCCGTGGTGGCATTACTAACGCAACAGCAGTTGGTTACATTACAGGTGAAGGCGAATTCCAGTCAGTTGCATTGAACACTGGACAACGCGATACACTTGCTCAAGTTAAGGTTAACCCATTAACTTTCATTACTGGAACTGGTCTTGTAAACTACGGACAATACACTCGCGCTCGCGCAGCAAGTGCATTAGATCGTATCAACGTAGCTCGTTTAGTAATTCACTTGCGTAGACAGTTCACACAGTTGGCTAAACCATATGTGTTTGAACCGAACGATAAGATTACACGCGACGAAATCAAACAAGCGGCTGAAAGTCTATTGTTAGAATTAGTAGGACAACGTGCATTGTATGACTACATTGTAGTTTGCGATACAAGCAACAACACTCCTGCTAGAATTGATCGTAGTGAACTATACCTTGATGTAGCTATTGAACCAGTTAAGGCAGTGGAATTTATTTACATTCCATTACGCTTGAAGAACACTGGCGAGATCAAAGGTCTATAATTAAAGGAATAATAAAATGGCAATCGCAACACTATCAAGATTTACAGTTCCACTAGCATCAGACCAAAGTGCGTCAGCACAAGGTATGTTGATGCCGAAGATGAAATATCGCTTCCGCATCATGTTTGAGAACTTTGGAGTTTCAACTCCTACAACTGAGCTAACAAAACAAGTAGCTGAGGCAAAGCGTCCAAGTGCATCGTTTAAAGACATTACACTTGAAGTTTACAACTCAACTATGCACTACGCAGGTAAGGCAACTTGGGAAGCTATCACAGTTAAACTACGCGACGACGTCACAGGTAATGTTAGCAAGTTAGTTGGTGAGCAGATGCAAAAGCAATACGACTTCTTTGAACAGGCTACAGCAGCAGCCGGTAGCGACTATAAGTTCGTTATGCGTATTGAAATGCTAGACGGTGGCAACGGTGCAAGCACACCTAATATTCTTGAAACATGGGAATGCTATGGTTGCTTTGTTACTAAAGTTGACTATGATTCAATCAGCTACGCAACGCAAGAAGCTAGTATGATTAGCATTACAATTCAACCGGATAACTGTTTACAAACAGCAGGAACCGTTGGTGTAGGCACAGCAGTAACACGTGGAACAGGCACAGGCGTAACTGGCGGCGGAGCACGATAATCAAATTAGCTCACTTTGGTGAGCTTTTTTGTGGCTATATATAAAC